AACTTTAGTAGGTTCACAGATAACAATGAATGAGTACGATTTAAATGAAGTCAATAGAAATGATACATTATCAACTGGTGAGGCATGGTGGGTATATTTAAACGGAACTTATACGTCGGATTTAGCCTATGTTACGGCTGGATTTATTGTCAAAAAAACTTGTAATTAAAAAAACATAAACATGAAACAACTCCTTTTCCTCCTCCTTTTCCCTTGCTTATGCGTGGCACAGTACACGGGCAATGGTAACCAAAAGATAACGCTCGGAGAACAGACGACTGCCGATGGGCTGGTGTATCGAGGCGTAGCATCCATTGACACAGTTGCGGCAACAAGTAAAATCACACGGGCAAACAAACAAGATACAAGTGCATTTATTTTGCTTGACACAACTACTAATTTGCTATGGCATTATAAAATAGGTAGTAATGCTTGGACACAGGCTGGAGGTTCTACTTTTGATACGACAACATTAAACCTTACATCAAGGTTTGCAACTAAAGTAAATATTTCGGATACGGCTTCGATGCTTACAAATTACTACCGAAGTGGCAGAGCCTTAGGCACTCCTTTAAGCGGTGTTTTAACCAATGCAACAGGGTTGCCATTGACAACAGGAGTAACGGGCACTTTGGGAGGTGCAAATGGAGGTACTGGTTTAACAACATTTGGAGCAGTTGGCAGAATACCATACGCATCTTCAACAACTGCATTAACAACAAATTCAAATTTATTGTACGACGGCTCAAGATTAAGGGTTAATCAAATTGCCATAGGAGATACTGCAAGTAGCACAAGTGGATTAACCAATTTATTAAGTTTAAGTGGTGAAGGTGCTGGATTTACATTAAAATCAACTTACTATGCTCCTACTTTAAGGTCGTTCAGTTTCTTAATAAACGCAGTTGGTAATGCTGGTTTTTGGAACAACAACACATCATCCTACTCTTATTTTATTGAGAATGCAACAAACAACGTCGGCATTGGAACTGTAAGTCCAACTGAAAAACTGCACGTTGTTGGCAATGGATTGTTTACGGGGAATCTTGGCTTAGGCTCTACAACTAATCCCTATGGTTTTGTAAAAAATTTAACTATTAGCGCTGGTACAAGTGGTGCTATTGATGCTGGATTAACTATTCAAGGTTCAAGAACAAGTAATGACCCATTTGGAGGAATACAAGGATATCATGGAACTAATAGAGTTGCTACTATATTTTTTAATCGTGATAATAGTGAAAATAATTCAGGAGCAATTTCATTTCTTACATCTTTAACAGGAACTATTGGTGAACGAATGCGCATTACAAGTGGTGGCAAAGTCGGCATTGGTACGACGGCGCCATTAGGATTGTTAAATGTTATGGGTACTGTAAGAATAAATTCAGCCTCTGCACCAGATGCAAATTATTATTTACAATTAGAAAATAGCGCATCGCAAAAAGCTAAAGCAAACGCATGGGATACTTATTCAGACAAAAGAATTAAAACTGACATTCAACCAATATGTAATGCTATTGATAAAGTAAATTTATTAAATCCTGTTTACTATCAAAAACATGACAGTTACGTTGAAAATGATTTTTTAAATATTGATTATGATAGTAGCGTTAAATCATTAGGCTTTATTGCTCAAGAGGTTTACAATATTATTCCTGAAGCGGTAAACACGGGTACAACAAATGAACTTTGGGCGATGGATTACACTAAAATCATTCCCATCCTCACCAAAGCCATACAAGAGCAACAAGCCTTAATCAAAGCCCTTGAACAAAGAATTTTAACCTTAGAAAACAAATAACATGAAAAACATACTTATCTTCCTCCTCCTTCCTTTCCTTGCCCTTTCGCAAGACGTTGTAAGCGACACAGTGTACATTCAAAAGCAAGGAGCCATTTATTACATTGTTACCATGACCACGTTCAGCGATAGCACGGTGACAGGGAATAAACAAATACTTGGCGATAGCTTAACTGCCATTAACGCACTTGTTACCGATGCTGAAAGGCAAAGCAACACCATTGCCATCCATGCAAAGCCATTGATTTTAAAAGGCAAATCGGTGAAGCGGATTAATTATTACAATAATTTGCACCTTCAAATTAGTGGAAGACCTGTTTACACGTCAACGGCACTTAGGGACACAACGGCTTTTGTTGGCGATTGGACATTGGTATTTGAAGGTGAAAATATCCTTGGTGAAATTCAGTTAAACGCTGCAAATCGTTTTATTTTTAATCCTGATAACGGCAAAGTTTATTCTATTTCAACTAATCTATTACTCAGCACCTTTACTAATCAAATTAGCTTTGCCTTCAACGGTGTGCGCTATGATTTGTACAAGTTTGCAAATGGCAAGTTTGCAACCGTGGATAATGATGTTAGGCTAATAAAAAAAGAATAACATGAAGTCAATAATTTTAAACCTACTTAAACAAGGTTATGATTTCTTTGCCGTGGCATTGACAACTGGCTTTATCTTTTCCTTTTTCTTTCCGATTAAACATTTCCTTCTATTCACAATCGCAGTTGTAATAGCTGACACAATCACGGGAATCAAGGCAGCACGGAAAGAGGGCAAGGCGATAACGAGCAAAGGACTGTACCGAACAACGGAGAAGATAGTGGTATATTTTACATCTATCCTTATATTTCATGGTGCTCAGCTTACCTTTGCAATCCCAGTACCTATCGTTTACCTTGTCAGCTCAGTCATCGCTGGAACAGAATTATTCAGCGTGGCGGAGAATGTCAAGCGGATTACGGGAGTAAATCTTGGCACGGTAATAGTTAGATTTTTCAGACGTTAAAAACAAATAATCATGCAGACTAATTTAAAAGAGGCATTGAAAAATGCAGATGGGATAAAGTCACCGCTTGGCGATGTGGCTTGTTATTCAATGAATTTTGCGGAACTTGCTGGTGAAATCAATGTTCATCTTGAAGGCAACAAGGTTAAATTTACTTGGCGCGAATATGTGCAACTTGCCCAAATTATTTGGGACAAGGTGAAAGAAACATCAAGGGAGTGCGCTGGTAAAGAAATTGAGGTAAAATTACCAGCAAAGTTAGGATTGATATCGGCAGCCTTTGCCCTTATCGGCTTTAAGTTATAGGCTTTATTTGGTGTCGCTACCTTAGTGCCGAGGGGAGTAGATTGATTTCTATTCCCCTTTAAAACATTTAAAATGGAAAAGAACAGATTTACAATTTTTTTAGACGCTGGTCATGGTGGATTAGGAAAGAAATTTGATATTCCACATCGTTACACAACCTATCCGTCTAAATGCTTTCAGCATACATCTAACCAATTATTTCATGGATATGGTTGGTTTTTTGAGGGTGTGTTTAACCGAAACATTGTTGATTTATTAGAACCAATGTTAAAAAATGAAGGGTTTAATACACTTAAACTTTATAATGAAATTGACGATACCCCGTTAAAACTTAGATCCGGTAAGGCTAATGGATTTAAAGATTATGATGCGGCAATACTTGTTTCTGTCCATGGTAATGCAGGACCTACTGGAGCAAATGGTTGGGAAGTGTTTACAAGTCCAGGTCAAACACAAGCAGATACTTTAGCTACATTGATATATGATGAGGTAAAAAATACTAATTTATTTAGAATGCGTCCCGACATAACGGATGGTGACGTTGACAAAGAGGCTAAATTCCATATGGTGTGTAATGTAAAAGTTCCTGCCGTATTAACCGAGAATGGTTTCTTTACGGACAGGAACGATGCAATGAAAATGTTTAGCACGGAAGGTCAGCAAAAAATTGCCAAGGCGCACTTTGAAGGAATTAAAAAGTATTTTAGTATCCTATCCTTTTAATCATATTTATCGCTTTTAACTCCATAGATGGCTCAAGTTTTTTGCTAATTATTGCCTTTGCAAGTATTGATGCCATTCTTTTGCCTTCCATATATTTGTAAGGTTCGGCTAAGTTTGTACCCATTGGTTTACTGTAAAATGTTACAAGAGCATTAAACGATTGAACTTGTAGGTTAAAACTAACGGGCTTATCTGTCATTAAAGCCAACATTAAATAATCTGTTTTTTTAGTCTTCATAATGATTTTGGTTTAAATTTAAATACTAAGGTAAATGCGTCAATCATATCCTGGGTTATCTTAATAACTGGAACATCAGTAATATAATTTTCTGCTTTAAGAACTGCTAACATATACTGCTTATTCCACTTGCCACCTTTCTGCAACGGGCTTACGCAAATATGTTTGTAGTTATTTACATCAATCCATTGTTTGGTAATGGTTGATGCGGCTTGGTTCATACCAACTCTTCTTGATATGGAACTTTGGACATTGTTGTTATAGCCTTTTATAAAAGTAACCTTTTGCATGGATGAATCTTCAATAATAAAAAAGTAGTCTTCATTTGCATCAATGTTCATTATGTAGTTTAAAAAATCAACAAACTGTTTGAATTTCATAAACTCTAATTTTTTTGTCATCGTATCCAGGATACAAATTGCTTGACCATTTTCCCTTATTGCAGGATCAACACCGATTACTTTCATGATATTGCTCTGTTTAAAACTATGTTTTGTTTATTTTCCTTTGGTTTCCTTGTCCTGGTTTTCTTTGTTTTGTTTAAACCGTAGGCATCAATTCCTTTTTTGATAAAGTTGATTTCAAGAAAGTAACCAAATGATATAATAGTTCCTATAAACAAAAACATTGACCAAAATTCACCACCGACAAAGTGCTGCTCTAAACTAAACAATAATTCCAATATAGCAACAATCATTGCTCCTAATGCAACATATTCTGGTACTTTACTGACTTTGCCTGTAGGATTTAGGAAATTAATAAACACTATGGCAAATCTACCAAATTGTAACATGATACTTGCAGGAACTGACAAGTAATAAGGAATAGGTAAAAAATAAACATTTAAAGCAGCCGTAATACAATAGGTTAGTATTATTCCGTAGAAAATAACACCTGGCATCATATTGACAATGTCTTCAAATAATAACTCAAATTTTTTTGATACAAACATAACTATGGTTTTAAGATTAAAATTCATTTTTAGGTAAATGCTTTCCAGTAAAGTCCCAATATTCTTTCATTAAAACTGCCCTTGCAGCGTAATTGGGATCGGTATGATAACCAGCTTTATACATACACTTGCAAAATGAGTTATACAACTTTTCTGTAGATTGTCTGTAATTTGCTTTTTTGCATTTCTTATATCTTGGGTTATTAAATATGCTTGACCACACTTTAATTCCCTCTTCGCTATCTTCTCCTTTAAAAAAGTATTGGTTTAATCTTTTCTTTTTTCCTCTTATATATTCTGTAGTTTTTAAGGATACTTTGCCATGTCCTTTAATGGCTTTTACACCACCAGGATTAGCGTATTTTCTCCATAACAATGTTTCCAGACCGTTGCTTGTAGCTTCAAATATAAACGTGGAATAAAGCAGGGTAACGGGAAAGTCTGTAACGTAATGAACTTGCATTAGCATATCATTGTAATTTTCTAATATTACAAGTCTTCTAAGCTGGTATAAATTTAGTTTTCCTAAATTCCTAAATCCTTGTTTCTTTAGTTCGTTTCTAAGTTCCTGTTCATCGTGGTTTCGGTATTGGTAAGCAAAATTTCTGCCGTTATCATTAACTACGATATCTTCCACTTTCTTAGGTTTATCTTCTTCAACCTCTCGTGTAAGAAATACTGTATCCCTAATAACTTTTACTAAAGGATTTAAAGATGATTGTTCTGTTTTTAAGTTAGGATTATATACAATTCCAACAATAAAACTAAAAATCATAGCTACTGCAAATGCCTCTGGTAGATACTTTATCTTAGGCACAAATGTAATAATGTCTTTTTTCATGACTGATGATTTAATGAATAATGAATACAAATATAATATAAATAATATAATTGTATATATAAATATAAAAAAAAATAAAAAAAAAGTGCG